GTTTATTTTATAGCTTCTGATTTAGTCTAACCACCTTATTTGTGTGTTTTATTTGACCCTACCTCTTTTCTAATTGGATTTTATTTATAAAACCCGAAGACCTGTTTTAGTTTTATGTTCACAAACATTTTACACCTCCCTACCTTTACCAATATTTCAGTCATTGAAAATTTGAAGATTTTATATTAGACAACCTAATATAATCTGCCTATCGACAGGATTCCCCTTGAATCCGTAGCAAAGCGAAGCTTGACAGCGCCCTTGTCCGACTACCCGTGAGAGAGTTACATGTATTTTATTCCGAGCACCACACCACTCTGAATATAAACCATAACCTCGTCCGAATAGAGCAATACTCTATTGAGACGACTGTAACCTGTAACGGATGTGAGACATCCCAGCCCATCTTGCCTACCTCCTGACTATAACTAAGCGAAATACTCTTCAGCCCCCACCCCTAAGGGACTGATGAAATCACGCAGTGTATTAGCTTTTGCGACTGCAGCGAAACCAATCTCATGACTTTTTTCAATCTTTTCTTCCGTTTGACCATTCACATCACCATAGTAACGTTGTTTCCGACGCTACTAACCCATTTCTTCTTTCCATCATTGATTTCCATACTTATTTCGATGTTTGTAACATTTACCCTGTTACATTATCGAATTACTTATGATGTTCTTTTGGAAAGATTACTGCTTTTCCTAATTTCTCAAATTAGACCTGCCCCGATTCTTGTTCCTCCATTGACTCCTGCACAACTGTTGATCCAAAAACAGTTGTCAAGATTTGCCAAGTACGGTTCTGTATTTTCTCCCTCTTACTTTACCTGTCCACAAGTAATCTATCCTGATTACTCATCATTTGACCAATCTATGCCTTTGCTCCGTGCCCAAGGATCTAACGATTTTGAATGTCCTCATTCAAAGTTCCCATATACTTCTCCATGTTTTTCTTATGAAGAATGTATTAATCGTTTTCCTCCTACTTCTGCCCGTGCTGCCCAAACGTCCCATGAACGTTCCAATCCTATCCCTGATACTTGTTATTGGAATAGCCTTGTCCTTACTGCGTATCATCATTTTCGACAATTTCCGACTGCACTCCGTCCTTCCCTTGTCACTCAAGGAAAGGACGATCATATGGAAACTGAATTCCCCCCATTCATTCCAATTGATACCAAATTGCCGATTTCTGATTCTACCGACCATCTCTTTGGCCCTGATAACCTCAGTGCCCTCATCCATCTTCTCGACACATCCAAGATCCATAATACTCATCTCAATGTTCTTTTGCAGTACCAGCCTCGTGCTGATACTGAAAGTGAGTTCATCGACGAACTCAACCGACATTGTTCCAAGTTTTATGGTCATACTATTGGCCTTGCTTCTTCTAAATACATTCCTGTACAACATTTTCATATTCGCCTTGCACTTTTTAATTCTGCCAGAAACCACTTTTCTGGCAACTCACTCATTGCTCTTGACGCCCAAATTGCCTTTTACACTTCACTCATTGCATCTCATCCTGACACTTCTCTGTATATATTACCCAAACAACACGTTTCACGACTGAAACGATACTACACTTCCATTCAGACTTGCATCGAAGCGATTGGTACTTCTACCGTACTAATCCTCTGCAAAACCTCTGACGTTTCTAAAGCTGCCCTCCGTTGGATCTACCATCATTCGATAGTAGGTCCCATTCTCACTACCCGATTCCGTCGAATCGGCCATACCATCCACACTGGACTTCATGTCCAGGACACTTTCAATAAAGTAATCGAGACCCTCCGCTCGATTATGACTTTAAGTACGAATATTGCTCTTATTCCACTTGATTTCATTGATTTTGTTCTGTCCGTGACTGCCCTTATCATCTGCCTTGCCCACTCTGACCTTTATGGGAAAATAGCTTCCACTTATCTATTTTCTCGTTTAGCACTCTCCCAGTTCCAGTCCCAAATATCCGCCCTCTGCGAAAGCCTTCATATGCTGACGACCCGATTAAGACAGTCTATTTCTGGACTTTTCTCTGCTCAAGCTGATGCCCCCGTTCCCGATGATATCAACATGATCTCTAATGTTGTGAACTCGCTTTCTGTAATGTTCAGTGGATTACTCGGTTACTCTCACAAGCCTCTGCTTAAAACCGATATCCACAATATCAATGCCCTTCATGCTGGTGTTACCATCTGCAAAGACATAAAAGGAGTTTGTCAATTCACTTTTGACATGCTCTATAGTGCCTTTACATCTTGTTACACTGCATGGACAGGAAAGCCCCTGTTCGTTGGTGATAAAGCCGCCCTTATCACTGACGCTACTGTTTGGGCTCAAACAGTAGATCGAATTCGTGAGGATACGAAAATCGATAACAAAGTCCATACCGACCAAGCCGTTGCCAATATCCTCAAAGAACTCTACAAAGAAGGAACCATTCTTGTTGAAAAATTTGGGAAGCTCCAAGTTCCCATAGTTTCCGTACCTGCTTTCAACACTTTGTATACAGTTGTCTCCTCGCTTCACCGAACTGCTGAATCCATGCGCTCTATTGGTTTTGGCCGTTCTGCTCCACTCTATATCCATATTGATGGCCCTCCTGGTCGTGGAAAGAGTGCTCTCGCCCAACAACTCTTTGCCGACCTGTCTCACTTCAAAATGGATATCCCCTTCTCTCAGCTCCTAGTCTACAGTAAACAGTTCCGTGATACTGATGACTACTGGGAAGGATATCAGAACCAACCATTCCTGCTCATGGAGGAAATCTTCCTGCTCAAAGATGAAGAAGTTCGTGCCCAAGCTGTTCAAGCAATTGTCCGTCTTATTAATATCCATACTGAATCCCTTCCAATGGCTGCTCTCAACTCCAAAGGATGTACTTTCTTTGATTCACGTATGGCTGTTTCTACCAGCAATTCTCCCCCGAACACAATGCCCGCTTTCTCCCGTGTCCTTGACCCAGGTGCCTTTACTCGCCGACTCGATCTTTGGTTGTATGTAACCAATAGTGCAGTAAAAGGTTCCGCTGAACTTGACCTTCCCACATTCGATGCCACTACATACACGATTTCGATCCAAGATCCAAAGAATCTGTCCAACATGTCCACTGTTGAAGTTTCTTACGTCCAGTTGCTCCATATTTTGTCCGAAAAATGGGACCACAACGCAAAAGCTATCACAAAGAATATTGTCCGATATCTTACTGCTGAAACCTTCAAGCAGAAAGCTTATCGATTCTTTGGAGCTGAAAGTCAAGATCTCACTGACTCTCAACTTGTTGATATCTTCTCTCAACCCGACATTGAATCCGTTAACCGTGCCTATATTGCCACTGGACACTCTCCCATTACTCCTAATGAGAAAGAAGCTCCCGAATCCACACCCACTCCTGACGCCCATTTTGAAGCCCCGCCCCTAAAGAATGCCAAGAATACAAATCGCCCCAAAGACCGCATCAAGAATCTCAAAGTACAATCTTCCATTGACTCTCTTCTCCTTGCTCAAGGAAAGAACGACACTGTTGTCAATTGGAAAAGTTTGTACAATGAATACTGTATGAAGAAAGGAATCGCCATGGTTAAAATCCAGACTTCTCAAACTGGAGACCCCCACAGCCCACAATGGCGATACTTTCTGCATGGTGCCCAATCCACAGAAGTATTCCGAACCAAGATTGCTGCCGAACAACGTGCTTACCGACTACTACTCCCTCTCGACTCCCAAGGTGCCAAAGATTATATGTACACTGCATATAAAACGATCGTTTCCGTTTCCTCGAAGATATCACACTCATTTTCTTCCGCTATCCAACGTCTCACTTCTATGGACACAGTCCAAGTTTCCGAACCCCCACAAGATGAAAAGAATATTACACTTCAACAGCGCACTCACTCTTACCTGACCAAAACAATTACCACACTCGAAGAATTTGGTAAACTCCACCGCTCTGGAGTTCTCCATTTAATTGTTTGGACAGGCTTGAGTATCTGCCTTGCTATAGGTGCACTTCTTTACTACCTTCGCTCTCACGCCTCCACTGTTGCCTCGACCCTTGAATCGCAGTCCTACGGAACCGACAACCGTAGGGCAACCCGTGCGAAACCAAAGCCCCATACCACCATTGCCCATCGAATGAAGCCTCTTGTCACCCAATCGATCCGTGCCGACCTCTCAATTTGTGATCAAATTGCAAAGAACTTGTATCATGTAGGGTATCAAGGCCGAACCCCTCGCACCCTACTATTCTTCCTTCAAGACCGCTTCGCTGTGACTACTGCCCATAGTTACTACGATTTGATTGAAGAAAATCCCGAACGTACTACAATTTGGTTATCCAAATGTGGTACCAAGGAATTTAATACATATACTTTGCACCAAGATTTCGAATTGGTTGAAGTTGAAGATACCGATCTCCTCTTTCTCAACTTCACAACGACCAAGCTCCCACAACACACGTCCCTGATCCACCATATCGCCAAAGAAGCTGATCATAAATCTCTGTATGATCCTGCGACGATATCAGTTCTCTGTCCCCGTGAAAAACAGAACCTTCTTCTTACCTCTACCAGTGAAACTGTCATGTCTGAACAATATGACTATAACAATGGTGGTGATTTGATTACTGTTAATCACGCCTTGACCACAAATCTCCCAACTCTTGCTGGAGATTGTGGCTCGCCCTGGTTTTGTATAGATACCAGGGCTACCCGTGGCATTGTAGGTATACATGCCGCAGGTAATGGCTCAATGGGTTGTGCAACTTACATTTCTCGCGAAATGATCGAAGATGTTTTACAGCATTTTAAGTTGACAGCCCAGGGTGCTGACGATACAATCGACCGAACTTTAGTCGATGCAGCACTCCAGTATTGTGAGTCCCCAATACTGTCCCTCGGAGATGGGGTTGACATCCCTACCGAGGTCTTCATTGTAGGAAAAATGAAGAAAGAATGGACCCCACGTCAAGCTCCCAAGTCCGAAATTGTCCCGTCCTTAATACACGGTAAGGTGATCCCGCCTGTCCGTGTTCCTGCGATACTAGGGAAAAAGTATCATGGTGGAAAGACCCCAATGCAGAGAGCAACTGAGAAGTTTTCTCTGCCCACCGAAACTGAAGCCGCATTCCGAATCCGATGCCCCGACGCCGCTAAACTTGTTGATGAAGCAGAAGCGCTTCTATTGTCTATTCTCCCACCAGGAAAGGGAAAGATTTTCACTGTCGATGAGGCCTTAAATGGTCATAAAGATTATGAATATTTTAACAAAATAGACAAGCACACATCTTCTGGATGGTACTATTCCATGAAGAAACAACAAGAAAAGAGCACAGCTCAAGGAAAAATGTTTTGCCTTCACGAAGACGAAACAGGAACACTTTCCTTGAAACCCGAAGTACAAACCGAGTTCCAGTCCGCGTGGGATGCCCTTCCCACACATGTACGCTTGGAAGACATCGTAGTTCCTTGCTCTCTTAAAGACGAACGCCGTGAAACCGTCCCGACGCCCGAAACTGAAGAGTGCAAAATATGTTGCCCCCACAAGCAGTACAAGCCCCGCATTTTTAATCCAGTTGGCCTTGTATGGCAACTCTGTGAGCGCTGTGTCCTAGGAGAATTTGTGAACATGATGATGAAACACCATAACGACTTGTTTTCCGCCTGCGGTGTTAAACCTCACTCTATGGAGTGGGGAAAGTTGTACTCTGACTTTGAGTTCTTCAAACATATCCTCGCAGGGGATTTCAAGTGGTTTGATGCTTCAATTCACAGAATCCTAACAGCAGCGTTCTTCCGAGTCGTTATAGCTTGGCTGAAAAATGCAGGTGTAGCACAGATACACCTAGATCGCGTTGCGCAAATGGCGAAAGCACGTCAGTGCCAATTCATCACCATTCTCAACTACATCTGTATTATCCTGAAAGGCAATCCATCCGGAAGTTTTATTACGACCATACTCAATGGTGTTGTTGTCTTCCTTTCAACACTTGTAATTTATTGCTTGTGTCTAAGACTTCAACATCCGGAAAAGGAAATCACTCTTGCTATGGCTTATGCCATGTTCAAAGTTAAAGATTTCGGAGATGACAATCTCCTTGGAATGCTAGAAAAGATCGACCCAAAAATGTTTGCTGCTCTTATGAAGCAAGTGTTTGGGATGACTTATACAGATGCTGGGAAGGGTGGAGAATTTACCATTCACCATTCACTCAACACAACGACTTTTCTCAGACGTGGTTTTCGACCAGACCACTCTGTTGTTTTCGCTCCACTCGATTTACCTACTGTGCTAGATACGGTAAATTGGGTCACTGGTGACAGAGATGTCGCCAAGAAAACACGAGATAACTGTGAGACTGCAGTCCGAGAACTGTATGCTCACGGCCGGCAAGTCTTTGAAATTAACTTATTGAAGATAAACCGTGCCCTTGTCGCTGCACAACTCCAACCCATTGCATTAACTTACAGTGGGTTGGATACCTTGTATCGATCTGGACGCTACGATGAAGAAATTCTTGTTCCTGACCAAAGAACCCAGATTGAAGCAACCAGAGCGTTTCTTAACAAACCGCTTCTGGATGCGCAGAGTGCAGAGGATAATGACCGCGCGATCGCAGTCAGTACCACTACCGAAGAGATACAACTTACATCCTTTGCCGATCATGTAGCAAAAGTAGTTGATAGTGGCCCAGCTCTCATCTCGCCTGTGTATGGGAAGTCCGATCCATTTCCGGACCAAGAGCTAAAATCCCAGTTGGAAAGAACATACACCCGAACTTTCCCCTGGGCGTCGACAAACGCATTCCAAAGTGTGATATTTACATTAGACCTTCCCAAAGATCATATTACTGGGAATGAAAGACTTGAACAAGTCCTGTCTAAGTTCCAATGGCTCCGATCCGCCGTCGAAATTACATTCAGAGCTAACGGAACAATGTTTCACGTAGGTTCACTTCTTATTGCATGGATACCGCATTATAATGCGACCACCGCCAATGGTGGAAGACAAACTCCCTACGAGTTGTCAGATATCTATTCAGCAAGTTGTAACAACTGCGCGTATATTTCCGCCAATTCTAACAACCCTGTACAAATACTCATACCATACGTATGTCCGCAGTCCTATTTCAGTTTACCTCATCTCGCTGACGCAGACCAATGTGGTAGCTTCGGCTATCTAAAAGTTTTCGTCATGGTTCCACTGGACATCAGTTCTGCCACAGTAGTCCCCACTATAAATGTTGCCGTTAACATTGCTTTCAAAGGACCACAAGTTGCGGGGCCCACCGTTTATTCGCTACCCCAAACTGCTCTTTTCAAACGTATTGGAAAAGAGAAAGAGAAAGAAAAAGCCAAGTATAGGATGATCACTAGCGGCACGAAGAAGATCACCAAAGCTCAAGGAAAAGAGGAAGAGGGTAAGTTGTCTGTTCAGAGCTCTGTAGATAAAGAACAAACAACTACTTCCAAAGACCACATAGTTTCATCGACTATGAATGTCACGTCTGACATACTTGCCAGCTTAACCAGTGTCCCTTACATTGGAGAAGTTGCGTCAGTCGCAGCACCAGCCCTAAAGATTGGTGCCATGATAGCGTCTAGTTTTGGAAAAGACAAACCAAACACTATCGAAACCCCCACCCAGATTGTTGTTTTACCGTATGACAACATCTCACAAGGCAAAGGATTGGATATAGGCCAGTCACTTTCTGTCTATCCTGACAACAAAGTTTCAAATGACCATTCCTTGTTTTGTGATGATCAGGATTACACTCAGCTGATAAATTATGCAAAAATTCCGACCCTAGTCACCATCAGCTCAATTGTAGCCCCGACAGAAGGCGATGTCTTCTTTGAAGCCGCTGTCTCCCCCACATTCTGTCATCAGTTCGAAGACGATGACGGCAATTTCAACCTTTATCCGACCATGATGTCTGCGGTCGCCCTCCTTTTCTCATATTGGACAGGCGGCATCAAATACATGATCGTGGTAACATGTTCGAAATTCATGTCTGGGAGACTCCGTATTTCATGGATTCCTTCTCCACATCACAAACCTATAGACACAGATGATGGTGCTGGAGATTATGTATCAAAGATAATCGATATAAACGGTGATCAAACGTTTACTTTCTTTGTTCCATACCTTCAACCCACACCCTGGAGTCTTGCCATCCCCGAGTTTGATATAGATGATCTGGATGTAGTCAACAATCAACATGCCACTCAGAACGGCATCATCCAGATATCAGCTGTGAACGATTTCACTTATACTGATACAACCATCACTCCACCCGTAACTTTGCAAATATGGATGGCTGCAGGGGAGGACATGCGCTTTGCGTGCCCCCGTGGCCTTTGGAAGAACATGAATTGGGGCAGTTTCACTGACCCAATGACCGCTCAAGGAATCCCTGAGAATGACCTATCTTTTCCTAGACGCGTCTTCATGCATACTTTCGAACCACTAGTTACTCCTGTCACTGTGCAAGTGACTTCCGGTATTCAAATGGGAGAAGAAATTGCCTCCTTCCTGACCCTTGGCCACCGCTATACTCATAGACGATGTGCCACTGGAAGCTGGGCAACTGCCTCGACCTCCCTCGATTGGCATTATTTCTTCCCAAATGATTACGATGGATCTGCTGGTGAAGCCTACGACATGAAATATATGCTAGAGAGCATGTTCCTTTTCAATCGTGGCGGAACTAGAGTTCTGATCCAGAGAAATGGTTCGGCAGCCACCCTGTCGACCTGCATCTACGCTCGGTTCACCCAAATGTATGGATTCTCTGATCTTAACGGTGCTAATGTAGATGATATCTACAATATAGATGGTGGTGATGCCCTAGTAATGGGACAATTGGAAATCCGTCCTGGATTCCAATTTACACTGCCTTTCTATACAAATGTCGCGATGCGACAATCGAAGTACCAATATCCTCTTGATTACTTACATGAAATGATTCCTGGTGTTGCTATTCAAAACAGCAGCGTTACGAGTACCAATTTCAAGATGTACCAAGCCTTCTCAGATGATTTCTCCTTAGGATGGCCTAAAACCCCCTGTAGGATATATTATCTCAAACCAGCTGTTGCTAAAACAACTGGCTCCCCCCCCCCCGTGACCGAAGAGTTCTCAGAACTCAATGAGGTGGCAACCGACCCCAGTCACAAAACCGGCATTTTGCTTTTACCTAAGAAAACCCAAGAAAGAAAGATCATCATTAAATGATTTATCAATGATGTAGCCATAGTTCGCGATACGCGAGTTCTTGTTTTCAGATAATAACGAAA